AGATGTTGTTGATACGAATTTCCGTATAGCTCAAGACACATATCCTCCAACTAATGAATACCAATTAGGATATGGAGATTTTTTAAGTTTCAATTGTGGTGTTGTCTCTGCTACTACAACAGAGGAAACCAATTTTACATTACCAGCAAAGGGAGTATGGTTGATAATTATGGGATTTGAGTGGATTTCTGTCTCAAATACAATTTTAACGAAAGAGCTTACTGTGTCAGCAACATCGGCATCAACTACCCCTTTAGCAAATGGTCTGGAATATTTTGAAAATATAGATGATGTTACAACAACAAACGCCACAAGACAGAAATTGACAATGTCAGGTGTATATGCAACATCTGCGTCGACAACCGTAGTTTATGTAAATGCCTCAGCGACAGTAAATACAGGGACAAGACCGACTTTGAAGATAAATTATAGTTATACGAGATTAGGATAAAAATGTTATTACATAGTATAAAATGTCAACCTTTAGTTTTTTTAAGCCAAGTAATGGACTTTGGAAAGATGCGAAGATTAGCAAAGTGCATGCCCGTGTGTTAGAGCGAATAACAGACTTGCCGAAAGAGATTCGTGAAAATCGGCACAATATGGAGTTCCTGAGTTTAGTAGCAAATTTAGTGGAAAACGCTGGAATAAGCAACAGCGAAAAACCAAAAAAACAACAGATAGATAAGAAGTTGTTGGTTATATCAATATACAGTTCTTTGTATGGAAATATGGGTCCTGCTGACATCGACCTTTTGAATAAAAATATCGAATTCCTACACGACAACGACCACATAGTCAAACACCCCACTTGGAAAATGTGCCTATATTGTGTAGGCGGTTGGATAAAAAGGAAAGTGCTATAGCGTAATGCAATATATAAAAGATTCTATCAGAGAGAAGATACAAAATTGGCTCATATCCAAGTTCATAGAAAAAACAAAATTATCGAAAATGACTGCATCAACAATATTGTATTTGGTGGCGGTTGATATAAAATATATTATAAAATATATCCTTACGAGATATGGTCTCAGATATTTATTTAAATATGTTGTATTTCTGGCAATGATTTAGAGTAATGATTAATATACTAATTCGATAGATTAATATACTAATTTGATAGCTTAATATACTATTTCAATAGATTATAATAGCATTTTGTGGTTTAACTTAAAATTTTAAGTTAAACCACAATGAGCCATTAATTAGTATATTAAGCCGTTTAATTAGTATATTAATCTATACATTTAGTTATTTAAGCTATCGATTAGTTATTTAAGCCATTATAAAAAGCACTTTAAAACATATCTTTAGTAATAATATAATGAACTTCTCTGAGGAAATACGAAAAAAGAAACCTACTATATCGGAAGGCACGGTTAAGAGCTACAATTCTCTGCTAAGAACCATTCATAAAAATGTCTTCAAAGATGAAGAGGGAAAAATCGATAATTTTTGCAAATCTACCGAGATTATGCAGTTCTTGATGGCAAAACCTGCTAACACACGTAAGACAAATTTGGCAGCACTCATCTCTATTTGCCCTGATGTAGCCATTTATAAGACACAAATGAATGAGGATATTAAAAAATACAAAGAAGAATTTGACAAAGCCGAAATGACCGACAAACTCAAAGAAAGTGCAATTTCAGAAGAAGAAATCGATGGCATTTACGATTCTCTAAAATCCAATTTTAAAACTTTGATGAAGAAACCAAAATTAGACATCGTTGAATTGATGGAAGCCCAGCAATTTGTTATTCTCTCCATGTATCACGGCCACATTTTGCCCCGCCGTTCAAGAGATTACATTTTGATGAAGTATAAATCGATAGATAAGAAAACTGATAACTACGTCGATATGTCAAATGACAGACTTGTTTTCAACGTTTATAAAACCGCGATGAGAATGGGTGAAGTTTTGAAGGGTCGGCAAGAGTTGGATATTCCCCGTTCTCTGAGAAAGATTCTTAAAAAATGGATAGCAGTTATCCCAGAAGGAACCGATTATCTCTTTTTCAATAATATTCTTGGACCCCTTTCAAACGTAACATTGGCCCAAAGGCTTAATAAGATTTTTGGAGCCCATAAATCCGTTAATTCCCTCCGCCATTTTTACCTCACCAAAACATATTCAAGCCTTATGCAAGAAAACGAAAAAATGGCCGAAGAAATGGGAAAAATGGGCTCTGATATATCACAGGCCAAAAATTATGTAAAAAAGTAATATATTATTATAATAAATGTGCGACACTTACTCCCAGACTTATTATCAACGAAACAAAGAATGGATTCTCCAAAAAATCAAGGAGAAAAATGCTAACAAAGAAAACCAAGACAAAATCAGAGAATACCAAAAAACATATTTTGAAAAAAACGTCCATCTTATTAAAAGGTATCAAGCAGAATACCGGAAAGAACACCACGATGAACTCGCCCAAAACTCCCGCGATACTTACCGCGCCTCTGTTTTAGAAGAAGTTGGAAAGATTGTTATCCCTACCGCCCACAAAATAGACGCCACCGGTATCGAAATCAGGGTGCAGAAACGCCTTTCCACCATCGGAAACACAATGCATAAACGACATTTGATTCAACGTAATTTAGAGATTAACAGAATCAAATCCGAACAATTCAAGAAAACATTGAGTTTTGAAAAGGACCTGAGTGTCGAAAACAGCTCCGAACTCTTAAATGTTAAACATTGATTTGAAAAAACCGATGTTTGCCTGTAACTGGGTATAAGGACCCCATAATAGCCATCTACTTAGCGACCCTGCATTGTAGGGCGTTTTCCAATTCTCTCTCTTTGCATGTCTTGCTAAATATGCTTCACGCTTCGCTTTGTCCCCGTGGTCTATATATGTGCTTCCTCCTTCTTGCCCGAAGTGGATTATCTTTCCATTTGCAAATTTAACCATTAAACGTTTTCCTTTTCTTGTTGATTTTTGGATTTCCATTATATTATCTTTAGAGATGTTATAGCCGGAAAACACTAATCGCATTTTTACTCCTCCCATTTTTTTATCTTGATAATATATAAAATAATGAATTTTACCAAAGCATTAACTACTATAATCGATTTAGAAAACATTTTAGAAAAAATACGTGACAACACCATCGAATATGAAAAATGTTTAAATACATCCGACGAAAATAATAGAGAATATATTCTTGCTAATTTAAGAGATGAATACAAAAAACTAAGACTTGAATCTCTATATTTGGAAATTGAAACATTGAAAAATGATGCTCTATATTTAGAAACTAAAATTCTAAACAAAAATGTTTAACCTATATATAATGCCCGGATATAGAAGCAGAGTTTTAGCAATGGAATATTTCATCGAACAAGAATGTAATGCATATTATTTGAAACAACATCAGAGAAAAATGAAAATTGTTTTTGAAAAATTGAAGTTTTAGGAATATATTTTAAGATTTATAATGCTATATTTTATATCTTAAAATGGAACAAAAAAGAAGTCCAAATTACGTGGAATTAATGAAAATTGTTTTAGAAAATAGTAAAAGTTGTGACAAAGATGAGGCAATTAGAGAATGGTTTATTAGTGGTTATTATAAGGAACAAAATGGGGTCTCCTGTTTGTGCGGCCAAGAACATTGTAAATATGTATTTGTGATAAAAAATTTTTACAATAATAATTTATTAGCACCAATTGGAAGCAGTTGTATGAATTATTTTGTGTGGGACGAACAAGAGATAAATATAATTGATTCTTACGAAAAATGGCATTTAAAAGAATATTCTACTCCTGGCGAGTATTGTGGAATGCCATTTTCAGAAGTTATAAAAAATGTTGAATATGTTAAATCTTTAGAAAAAAATGGGTCAACAAAAGAACACAAGAGACTTTTAGCATATGCAAAGGCGGTATGGATTCATAATCCCCCGCCTCCACCAGCAGATTGTCAAACATGCATAGTTCAAAGAACAAAAGGCTATAAAAAATGCTATAGTTGTCAAAAAAAATTACCAAAAAATATATGTAAAGAATGCGAAGAACAAAAAAAAAAAGGTTATTTGTGGTGTTATGATTGTTATAAAAAAAGTATTTAGATATTTCTTTTATATATATATAGTAAATGCCCGCTACCCCAGCACAAATAAGAGCTAATAAAAAATGGAACGAAGCCAATCATGAAAAATATATTAATATCGTCTATGAATGGAGAAAAGACCCAGAAAACAAAAAAAAACAAGCAAGTTATATGAAAAAATACCAACAAAGAAGGAATGCTTTTTTTACCGAATTTCAAAGATTGGCAAACATTCTTTTATAAAATTGATTTATTTTAAAACTACTTAAAATAAAATATACACATACTATATAAAACCTTTAGGCATAATGACTACCCTCAACAAATTCTCTTTTACCCTTGAACGTGCTGATTTTCAAAAATCAATATTTTGTGACGCTAAATGCTACGAAGTTGTTAATCCGGATATGTGTAACGGATTTATCAGTAACAAAATGGGAATTAAATTTCATAAAACTGGCAAATTTAAAAATATGCCCTACAAAAATGAGCTACATTTAATGTCGAATTATCAACAAAACTATATTAAGGATACCAATCAAATTAAGGTTGAGTATATTATGGCCCGGCATAAGTGGGGACGCGTGCAGCCGATTGGTTCTTTGTCCTTATCCTTGTTTCACCGCCCTACAAGGCATTCGCTATGTCTTGATAATTATATCGATTACGATATGGTAAATTGTCAACCGTCCGTTATTAACCAAGTTTGTAAGCAGAATAATATATTCAATAAACAATGCATCGCTTATTGTGAAAACCCAAAAGAATGGAGACATAAAATCGCAGAACAACACCATTTAAGACCAATTTTCAACAACGAAACAAAAGTTACTGTATCTCCCTACGAACAAGCCAAGAAATTATTTATTTCATTATCTTTTGGAGGTTCTTATTCTGAGTGGCAAAAGACATATAATGCACAGGGAGGCGATGTTCTTGAAATTATTGAAATGGAAAAAGAGCTTTTAAATGTTATGGATTTAATATATACAAGAAATGCTGATATGATTGAGGACGTTTGTAATGATGCTTGGAAGAAAAAAAGCGTCCAAGCCAAAAAGCGTTCTATTATGGGATTGTGGGCCCAGTCTGTCGAGCGGTTGTTACAAGAGTCTTGTATTTTGAAAATATGCACTATTTTCGGTTTTGATATTAATTCTATTGTTCCGTGTCAAGATGGGTTTATGCTTTTAAAAACAGAACTTAAATCAAATGCCGATATTTCACAAATTATGGAAGCTCATATTAATGAATTGTTTGGATTTAATATCAAATGGGAAGTTAAACCTTTTGACGAGCCCTTAGAGTCCGGTATTCCATTGGTTCCATTAGTTCTAATTAACTCAGTTAAAATAAATGATGATTTATCATTTGAATCCATTTCCTCTGAATTTGAAAAAAAACATTGTAAAATTACAAATGTTGGTATGTTTGTTAAAACTGAAAATGACAAAGATATTGTAATGACAAAATCTCATTTGATATGTGCTTACGAGCATATGATTTATCAAGAAGTTGAAAAGGGAAGCATAGTTCAGAAAAATTTTATTTCAAAATGGATTACTAACAATTCTAAAATGCGAATCAAACGCCAAATAGAAATTATCCCGCCAGACCTGAAATTACCTGATGACGTATATAATGCATGGAGGGATTTTAAAATGTTGAATGTTAAAACCTATATTCCAAAACCAGATGCAGTTGATTTGATTAAAAACCATATAAAAATCCTTTGTAACCACGACCAATATTGTTACGAATTCTTTATTAAATGGATTGGGTGTCTCATACAATTTCCATCTATCAAATTACCTATGCCCGTTTTTGTATCAGCCGAAGGAGGTGGAAAGGGTTCGTTATTACGGTTGTTTTCTGCCATTTTGGGTGGGTCCAAGATTTTACAAACTCAAGAACCCAGTAAGGAGGTATGGGGTGAATTTAATTCTTTGATGTTGAACTCATACTTAGTTTGCCTTGATGAGATTTCAAAGAAGGAAATGTCCGGTTGTGAAGGTAAGATTAAAGGGTTGATTACGGAACCTACAATCCGGATAAATGATAAAGGTAAATCGCGTTTTGAGGTTCCATCGTATCATAAATTTATAGCCTTTTCAAATCCTGATGCTTACGGAAATGAGCCTATGACTACCACAGATGGTGACAGAAGAAAGTGGTTCGTCCAATGCAGTGATGAGTTGGTTCGAAATAAACCGTATTTTGATACCTTTTATGAGACACTTGCAGATGTTGATTCTATGAAGACAGTATTTGAGTATTTTTATAAGCTTGAAGATGCAAAAGCTGTCTTGTCATTGCCTTTACCGGTTACAGAATATAATCAGGGTTTGAAAGATATGGCAGTTCCTCCATTGAAATTATTTATCACTGATTTCATATCACAAAATTTTAAAACTGTTGTTTCAACTATTGAATTGTATGAAAAGTTAAAAGAATGGACTTCTAAAACTGGTATTAGATACGAATGTAATAGTTTGCAGTTTGCTTGTAGATTGGCTGGGCTTAAAATAAATGGTATGGAAAAAGCCAGTAATATTGGAGAGTTGTGTCTTAAAGGTTGGTCTTTTGATATTGAAAAATGTAGAGGATCATTAGGATTACCGATGCCAGAATGTAAAATAGATATTGCAAAACTTGAAGAGGGGGGCGATGATGATGATGGATTCGGAGTTTAGAAATCAACCCGCTGGAACCCGCTGGCTAACCCGCTGATTTTTGTTGTCTGGTTTTCATTTGTTTCCACTGCATTTATGCTGTCATATTCTATACTTTATAATATATAGTATAGAAAAAAGCGGGTCCAGCGGGTCCAGCGGGTTAAAAAGGGAAACCACACAGACCATCATCAATTCTTCAAAAAGAGGGGTGATACCCTATCACCCTCATTTACAAAAATAAAAGCCATTTTCTGGCGGAGGTAAAAACAACCCGCTACCCGCTGGGCGCTGTAACCCGTTTTTTTGCACCGCTTCCATAATCCGGACTTCCCTTTTGAATGATTGTTTATCACCCCTTAATTAAACCCTTTCTTTAGAGAATTCCGTTTTAATTAAATAAAATATTTAGAGATAGTATAATGATCTCTTACTTCAATAACAAAGCAAAAGTTGGACGGGACAATTATGAGACACCAGAACACGTGTGGAAATTGTTTTTTTCCATTTATAAAAATCGGGACAGTCGGATTTGGTTACCGTTTTATTGTAAGGGGACGTGCGCTCCATTTGTGGAGCGCCATCACGGCACAAAGTTCATTCATGTGAATGAGGATTTTTTCAATTATGAACCAACAGAATGGGACGTTTTGGTTGATAATCCGCCCTACAGCTGTAAGCAGGAAGTATTTCAAAGATGCATATTATTGGGAAAGCCGTTTGCACTTTATATACCACTTGAAACGTTGGAACGTAAATATATTTCAGAGTTGATGAACTCAACCGATTTTCAGCTGATAATACCAAAAAAAAGGACGGACTTCATAACGGATTATGAAGATGTGAAAATGGGAAGTCCGCCCCATAAAACAGCGTGGTTTTGTTGGAGAATGAACCTACTGGATGGTAGGCAAATAATCTTCGAGTAGGGCCCCTATAGTATGGCACTGTTTTTATCGTTATACAAGCACGATGGTCTAATATAATTCATAAATTTGGTGTTAGCAGTTTCATCTGTTGTGTATCCATTACAGAGCAAGAATGACACATATCCATCTGCCTCCAAAATCCAATTATAAAAACCAATTTTGGTTTTATCTCTGCTCCAGCAAATTTGGTAAGTGCAATATTTCTCACGATTAAAACCGTAAATGGTTTCACCTCTAACCCACTTTGAACGGCGTTTGATTTCCTCAACCCACATACAAGACCTTTTTGCGTTAAAATTCTCATAATTCAAATTGATTTCGTTATTCATTTGGTCTTCTTCATTGTCGTCATTATGTATATAACTGAATCCATCAGTTCCATCGTCTTTGTCATCCCATTCCTGAATTACAAAATTATTGTAAAGGTCATCACAAATTTTATATGTTTGGTTTTCGTCGTAGCACGCTTGGCATACATCAAGATAATAACCACCACCCATTCCCCACGCCATATTTTTTCTTTTGACATCTTTTTCACATTTAAAGCACTCAATCAGTTCATTCATATATTCGGTTTCGTCTCCCCACCCATTGTAGTTTGAACCGTCGGTATCACAATGTTTGCATACAAGCATTTCAATGCCGTTCTCTCCAGTCGCAAGTCCAACGTCGTTGAATTCGCCACAACATTCACAATCATTGGTAGTGGAACCTTCCTCTTCATTGTCGTTCATTTCGTTTAGGTATCCGCACTTAAAACATGTTTCAGTATCTGTATTTTTATGTCTACATTCTTCGCACCACCAGACTCCACAATAATCAGCAAATCTACATTCTTTACCACACTTTCCATTATCATCAATATCACAATTACATCCCTTGCAAATATTAATTTCTTCATTCATTTCGGCGTTCATTTCTTCTTTCGTTTCTTCGTTTGTTTCGTTTTAATACTGTTACTTTGTTATTTTATATCTACAGCAATCTTGCAGAAAAATAGTTCAATTTTATGAAAGTTAGCAAACCGTCCAAATAAGCAATCCGAGAATGGTGAAAATGCCCCCTACAGCCAAGGACTCAAGAACCCCTTTAACGCGGTTACAAGCTATGTCATCGTGGGGGCATTTGGTGCCTTCTCTGTCAATTTCAATAATGACGGGTTCTCTGCATTCGATGTCATTGGGGGGTTTAATAGTATCCATTGTATACTATTAAATGATATATATATTTAAGCCTTTTTAACATAGCCCTTGCGTATATCAGGGTGAGATAACGCGGCGCCGTAAGTCAAATTGTGTTTTTTGGCAAAGGCCTTAACGTGTTCGATCCAGGGATTCATTATAGAATGGCTAAAGATAATAAATCTATTAAAAAGGGAAGGTTCAAAAGGAAACCGTTGGTTTCCTTTAATCTGCAAAATAATAGGGATTTGCTTTTGGTTTTTCAACGTGGACGGTAAACCCTGATTTTGAATTTTGTTGAGTTTTCGTTTCTCTGGTTTTGGGTTTGTGTTTGGGTTCTTCCTCTGATTCGCTTTCTGATTCGTAAATGATGGTCTTCTTGGTCTTCTTCTTTTTTTTTTTAACGATGATAACTTCTTCTTCATCGGAGGAGGAGGCGTCTTGGTAAATAATGGTAGGTTCCTTCTTTGGCTTAGGTTCTGGTTCTTTCTTTGCTTTTGGCTCGGCCTTCGGACTGTGGTCGGTAACTATGTTACCTCCCGAAACGGCCTTTGCCTTCGCCTTCGGCTCTGGTTTAGGCTTTTCTTCTTCTTCGTCGGAGGACTCGATAATGGTGTTGTTTTTGACCCCGCTATTTAGATGTTCTACAATACCGGCTTTAACAGCTTTTTTACTGGTCGCACTAACATTTGCTAAATGCAGTTTAACGAGGTGTTCTTTTTGTTTTTCACTTCTTTCTTTTTTTGGCTTGGTAATGGTAAGGGCTTCGTCGTCGGATTCAGGCATTTATATATTAGGAAAAGACAACATTCCTAAAGTCTTAATTAAATCTAATTGTATAATATAAATGCCATTTGAAATTCACGAAATAGCGAATAAAGACATACCCCCCACTGCCCCGATAAAAGAGGTGATGGATACGCTCGTCCCCAATATAGTAGAAGGAGTTTCCCGTCGAAACGGGGGCATAACTCTCTACATAGGTTCAGGAGGGTCGGGAAAAACGTCCCATTTATTGGGTCAAATGAAGACGGTTTATAAAAAGAAGTTTCACCATATTTATTATTTTTGTCCGAGTGCATCGTTCCTGTCGGTAGAGAAGCACCCGTTTGAGAAGCACGATAAAGTGTTTCATGAACTGACAATAGAGGGATTAGATGATTTGATAGATGAATTGAAAGAAATGAAGGAGGCTTTAGAGAAGGGAGACAAACCAGAATATTCTCTGGTGATAATCGATGATATGGCAAATCAGCTGAAGGATAAATTGATTGTTATAAAACTCAATGCACTGCTAATCAAGGCACGGCATTTGAATTGTCATTTCATTTTTACAGTGCAGTCATACTCGTATTTTCCAAAGATATTGAGAAAACAGTTGACGTGGGTCTCAATCTTTAGCGGGGTGCGAAATAAGGACGAATGGTTGATGATAACGAAAGAGCTATTGAAAATGCCGGAAGTAGATGCCAAGAAATTGTATGATTATGTATTTGATAAGCCATACCAACATATGGATATAGATTTGTTTGAAGATAAGTTTTACAAGAATGGAAACATATTAGAGTTGATAGAATAATCGCCTTCTAATATAACTAATGGAGCACATAAACAGCATACAAATATATTTAAACAGCCGATATGCAACGGAGAGTGTAGGTGGAAATATAGCAAATAGCATCTACTACCTCCCTGTAGTGGAAATTCCAGACG